ATGCATAAGGTGTTGGATCATAACGAGAGGATTTGCTAAAAGATGAAACTTGGCAACGAGACAGTCGTATTATGCAGGGTAAGGATGCAGCAAAGACGTCGTTTGAGGAGTTTTATAAAGCTGCTATGAAGCAGGATAAAGACTCAGCACAGAGCTACTTACGTCTATACACTCAGCTTACAGGTAAAGAACCAACAGAGCGTCAAATTGAAAACCGTGTTCTACAAGACCTCACGGATAAAATTGAACGTGGTGAGCTGTCTGCTAAGGAAAACATCAATGCACTTACAGCAATTAAAAGGATGAAAGACATTGTTAATAACCGTCCCAATCCTTAAAGATGTATACAGAGAAGCACCAGTTGAAAGGCTGGTGCTTTTCCATCCCTTCATCAACTATGCTATGCAGCAATGGGATATACACACCAGTAAAGAGCGTGTAGCTATGTTCCTAGCACAAATTGGTCACGAGAGTGGGCAACTACGTTGGGTGCAAGAACTGGCCTCTGGAGCTGCCTATGAAGGGCGTAAAGACCTTGGCAACCTGTTCCCTGGGGATGGTGTTAAGTTCAAGGGCAGGGGCCTCATACAAATCACTGGACGTAAGAACTACAGCTGGTGTGGTAATGACCTTGGCCTTCCTTTGCTTACAAACCCTGAGCTGTTAGAAACACCAAAGAACGCAGCTTTGTCTGCTGCTTGGTATTGGAACCGAACAGGGCTAAACAAGTGGGCAGATGTTGGGGATTTAAACACTGTAACACGTCTCATCAATGGTGGCTACAATGGGCTAGCCGATCGCACTCTTCTATATAAAAGGGCTTTGTCCGCACTATGAACGATGATATTACCGCAAAAGTCTGGGCTCAGCTCTACCCATCTAGGTATGAGCCCTATTCTTTAGAGGATATGCTGACACGTCAGCCTAAATTCCAAGCTGTAGACATTGAGGGCTTACGTCAACAATATAATAAGACAGTGCCTGAAGGCAAACGTTTCTACCCTTCTCCAGCTGTGCCTACGCTTGAGAATTTACAAGCGATGTTTGATCAGGCTTTGGCGGAAACCAATGCTCGTGATGTAAAGAAATACTTTGCTCCCAATTCACGCATTGGTCCTGGTTCTTATGGTGGTGCTAGTGGACATGTGAGTTTGAATGCTCCTAATGATGCCTACATTTCCCCTAACACTTTGAATGTAGCTTCTCCTAAGCATGCCATTAACACTGCTCTACACGAGCTAGCTCATTCGGATCACATGACGAATGATCCCCAAAAAAGAAATCTTATTGGGGAAGTGGAGCCACTTAATTTAAGTAATTTTTCTGATCAGTTGAAAGCACACGCGTTAAAGAAGTATTTCCCTGCGTCAAATGCCTTTGATGATGGTAAAGAAATTCGTGCCAACTTGCGTGCTAGCTTAGGTGAACAACCTTATGGCACTAGTGCAGCACAACATTTTGGACCGTTGCTTGATGCATTGATGTCTACTGGTGTCAGTAAAGATCAGTTTGGGCGCACTATGTCCAGATTGGAGTACTTTCCCCGTAGAGCCACTAGTGGATTTAATGGTGTGAAAGTGGAGGATAGGGACACCCTGTTGAAGATGTTAGAGATGGACTTGTTCCCACGTGAACGTTGGCTAGAGCCACGTAAACCTACATACAAAGAGCGCATTAAAGATACATATGATGCTCTGCTAAATCGATTTCGATGAACCAAAAAGAAAGGCCGGTCACCAATTAAGGTGCCGGCCTTTTTTTATGCCGGTTTCACAACAGTGAAAACCATTGGACCTAGGAATAGGGAGAAGCCCCATTCACATTCATATTCAGCTGCATCATCACTGTCCATAATGATGAGGCCTAGGGCCATGCCCAATAGAAAATCGAAGTTAACTACCATTATACAATCTCACACACTCCAGATACACAGCTAAGTTCGTGCATGTTCATTGTAGCATCATCCACTTCATAAGCATCAAATTCTGCCCAACTAATTTCAGGGAAAGCTTCCTTGGCTTGAACATACTGATCTTCAGTAATGTCTTGGTAAGGGGCCTGAGGGTAAATGTGATCCGAGTGTGGTAGAAAACTTACACCTCCTAGATACTCCAAGTTCTTGAACACCCAGGCACCCACTTCCATCCATTCCTTATCTTTGACATACACAGTGATAGACGGGTTGTGTTCACACCAATGCTTCTGGAACATTAGGTAGTGCTCTAACTGATCAATTGCACTAACATCGTGCCGTGTAACACTACCATCTGGTGCCTTAATAGGAAATGAGAACACAAGGTTGGCCTTGTTAAACATATCCTCTTCACACGGAACACCTTTTTCTTTTAGGAAGATCGCCAGAGGGTCTTTAACATCCGCACGCACCGTTCTAATGTAGTAAGGGTTATGTCGAGGATGGATGCCAGAAGCGCTATCGACAAGCTGAGACACTGTTCCAGAGGGTTTAACTGTGGTAATAGAAGCGCTGGGATTGATCTGAAGTTTCTCAGCCCATTGCTTATTGATGTCAATAGCATGTAGTTTTAGTTTTTCTAGTAGCTCAGCAGTATATTGTGTCGTGAGCTTTAGCTGTGGGTGATCCATGATGCCAGTCATCGATACACCCAGTAGACGTTCTTCCTCAGCATTGTCTCGCCACTTCTTACGAATATACTTATAATCAGTGAGGGTAGACTGAAAAGTTCCTAAGATTGTAGCAAGCCAAACTTTACGTTCTAGGTCTTCTGGTGTGTCTGTAGAGCGCACTACAACCTCAGTTAGATTGCAGAAGCCTAGTGGGCGGAGAATGATTTCGCCGCATGGGTTTGTACCAAACTCAAAGTTGGTTTCACGACGTCCAGTACGTTCAGCTTGCTTACGTGCGGCAACACGATTGAAGATTCCACGCTCACCGCTCTTACTTTCAATGAGAGCTAGCCACTCTTTGAGGAAGGTTTCTGCATCAGGCTTCTCTGTGTAGGCTGCACTAATGTTAGCTAGTGCTCGTTGCTTCTCATCTACCCACCATTGTCCGTTTTTGTAATTGCGCATTCTTTCGTCTGACAAATTAGACAGACAGATAAGAGCACTTCGTCGCACTCCTCCAACCACCACGACTTCAGCGGTTTTACAGACAATATCTGAGCATTCAACTGAGGAAAGTTTTCGTCCAGCAGCTTTTGTAAAAATTCCCGTGGTGAAAGTGAACAAGTCCTCAAGCGGAGCAGGGCCGCTTGCACGTCCTCCAAATGTTTTAAGTCGTGCTCCAGCCGGGCGGATGTTAGATGTGTCCCACTTTGGGATTTGACCCGCATATAGAAGGGAAATGAGTTGCCTGAAGGCACCCGCCCATCCTTGCTTGCTGTCCCCAATGACAATAGTTGTGCCCGAACTATGAAAGGTTTCGGCAACTTCTGGGAGTTTGTTGATGTCTTGTCGTTCAACTGAATATCCTACACCAGTACCATTCATGAGAATGTACATAATCTCATCAAAGGCACGTACATCGTTTACAGGGATATAGCTACAATTGAATCCTGCAATGTTGTCCCTATCTAGTGCAGGACCAGCGGTCATGAGTGCCCGCATAGAGGGCATCACTTCCTGATTGTAGATGGCTTGGTAAATGTCGTTGTAAGGGAACAAATCAGGATAGCGATTTTTCCAGAAATCACAGTAGCGTGTAACTGTCTCTTCCCAAGTTTCTCGACGTCCCTCGCTTTGCAACCATCGTGCATAACGGCTTTTATGAATGTATGTTTTATAGTCGTCCATCAATTTCCTTTTAGTGCTTCCCATGACACTGGGAAAAGTGGTTGTAAAGCAGCATCAACCATTTGTGCTACCTCCTGAATTTCTTGTTGAGCTTGTGGGTCAAGGCGCAGCTTACACACTCGTGCAAAAGCAGCCAAGCTACCACTCCAAATACGTTCTGTCATAGTGTTCATAGGCAACACCATTCGTGCTTGCTCTGGAGCTACCCCGACAGCTAACAAATCTTGATATGTATTTAAAGCCATTTGTGTAGCATATTGTGCAGTGGCACTAATTACTAGCTCAGGCTGCATGTCAGCTAGCACACCGCTGCTTCCTTGCTTAGCGTTGATGGGCTTTCCTCGCCATTCTTCAGGGAAGAAAAACTCTGGCTCATCGTCAACATAGCGACGAGACACACTGTTTGTCACAAGTCCTACAGTGTGCTTGTCCAGCTGCATGGCTACAAACATTGGCACCTTTACACGAAAGCTTGCAAAGCAATGCGCAAACGGTGTCCAATGTTGGTGCTTAGCTAGATAGGAAATAAGTTTACTATCTTTAGCTACATCAAACTCAGAGCTAGTTTTATGGAAGCTCACCCTGGCTGCGTTCACGACTGTCAAGTCCGAGCCCATCGAGTCTAACAACGTCACTTCCTGTTTCACTATCTTCATATTGTTGAATCTCTTCTTTAGCTTCTTGTTCTTCATACACCCGTAAGATGTACTTCTTTTTGTATTGACGTTTATCGGATGGAGCGTTCGAGTCGTTGTCGGATTTCTTCATTTACGCCTTGTGCAAACACCATGTCTACAAGCTCACGGAAGCTCATGTCAATGAGGTCTAGAAACTGTGTAACATCTAGCTCGTGCTCAATTTGATCTTTAATTTGTTCTTCGTCGGTGTTAAACATTGTCTGGTCGCATAATTTCTGTTGTGTTTAAATTGGAACTCCAAGGGATCGGATCAGGCTCACCAGTACCAAAAAGTTGTACCATAACATCCCCAGTGCCTGCCGTAGGTCGTACAGGTAGTAGCTCACTACGCTGAGCCATAGAAGAAACAGAAGGTTTAGCCAGCTCTGTTTCGATGAGCTTTTCAATAAAGTGAATAGCTTTGCGAAGGTCTTCGATACCATTTTTCTTTCTCCAGCGAGCAAGATATTTAATGGCCGTGCCTTCTAAATATCCTAGGTTGTTTGAAATAATAAAATCCCAGGGCTGCATAGCTCCCCGGTAGTGGGTGCCGGCAATCTGTTTGTCGTTTGCACTCATCCGTTCTTATCCTTTGTTACCTTTACTGTTTGTTTCTCTGCTGTTTTGCTACGCATCCAGCTTCCACAATTGTTACATTGATAGCGTTGATATTTGCTTGTAGCTGTGTAGCTAAAGCCACGCTTAATTAGGTCGGGGCTACCACAATTGGTACAAGCATCCATCTCATTGTGTACAGCATGTGAAGGGTGGTTGACAATCCACGGAAGTAGTTTGTTGTACACCCTCTCTAGCAACACCACATCTTGAATGTTATATTGCTCCATTTCCTTCCATGCATCTGAGTCACCAGCCATACACTTCACCCACAGCTCAAAGCCAGCATGTTTAAATTTTTTACCTAAGCCTAGCTGTTGTGCTAGGAAATCAAGCTTGTTGGAGGGAAACTTAAAGCGTTGGCGGGCAGTTTTAAGCAGGTCAATTTGCTGATAGGTTGCGGGGGGGTCCATACCTTGTAGCAAGAACTCCTTGTTTAACACTGGGATGTCAAATTTGCTACCATTGTAGTGGACCACAGCGTCTGCATCTGACAGCATTTTGTGCGCTGCCTTAAGCATACGTTTTAGTCCATGCTTCTTTACGCTGTAATAGTGTACTGTCTCGTCTCCCACCCATTTAGCCGCAAAGCATAGGAGTCCGCTACTATCGATAATG